GCCCGCACCATCATGGGCTTCTTGCGATTTGGCCGCTGCGTCAACGCGCTGGCTGCAAGCGCCTGGATTTCATCGAGGTTGAGAGATTGCGGCTTTCGCATCGCACGAGCGGCGATCTTGCCAACGTCGGGGCCGGTTGCTTCAACCATGGAACACCTCGCTTGCGCGGTATACACCCGCCGCCACGTTCTGGCAACGGCTATTTGCGTATGTCGATTTTCAACGCCTGCGCGACGGACCAAGACAGCACGCGCGGCCCCATGAACCCGGCCACGACAGAGCAGGACATGAGCGCAAAGCCCTTGACCCCGAGGTATTCCCCGATGCCTTGGCCGACAAAACCCAGCCCAATCGCCGCCGGCAACTCCCATAGCAGGGACTTCCCGAAAGGGTTCCGGCGCTCTTGCGCCATGCTCATAAGACGGCCCAACAACCCCAGAAGCGAGGCAATCAGCGCCGCCATGGCATCAACGCCGTGGTTGCTAGGCATTCTCCTTGATCTCCTGCCCCAGCCGGAACGCCACACAGAACGTCCGCCACGTTAGCAGAAGATACGCGCCACCGCCGAAAGAATAGTCCCAGGTAGCGTGAAAACCGTAGGCCAAAAAGGCAAAAATCAGGCTGGAAGCCGCCAACCCGGCCACGCGCCACCATTTTGCCTGCCGGCACCTGTTAGCCGAGACCAGCCCCAATCCGATCAAAATGGCCATCGCGGCCGTGCTCAACACCACAACAGTCGCCGCGCTGTTCTCAACAACAGCCCAATAGAGTATAGGCTGGGCGACATACCGGGCGGCTTGGGTAGCGTTGTTCCGCACACACTCCGCCAGCCAAAGTAGCAACAGGAAGATTCCAGCCTCGTATGGCCACGGGCCGCGCTGTAACCATGCCGGAAACTGGACGTTAAAGGACATCATCACGCTGCCCGCTTACACCTATCGGCCTCGATAAACCATCCGGGAAAATTCTCGTTGGCGCCAAAGATGTAGCCTCTCGAACCACCCGAAGGAGGAGGGTCCATCCACTGCCACCCATTCGCCAGCAACTCGGCCACCTTGGCCGTATTCACCGCCGCCGACTGGCCGAAGTTAAACGTAAACTGATCCCCCGGCGCGTAGGTTGAAACCATCGCGCGGACATCGGTGACGTTGATGGTCTCCGCGTTACCGCCCGTCACCGGCCCATCGGTCGCGTGGTTGTTCCAAAAATTGCCGCCGCCATTATCCGGGTTGCCGAACCAGATATTGCGCGGCGATACGGTCATGTCGATGGCAATGATCGCCGTGGACCCCACATTCAACGCGCCAGGCGCGCGGGAAAGCGCCCCGTTGTTGCGGATCAACTGGCCGGAAATGACGTTGTATCCCACGCCCTCTATTGTCTGCCCGACCGGATTCGCCACCTGCATCAGGCCGCTGCCGCCCCATCCCACACGCGGCGCCTGCGCGCCGGCACCGTTGCCATCAAACTTGACCTCATAAAACCGCTTACCCGTGATCGATGCGTTATGCCCGCATCCGCGATGGAACGCCGTAATCAGCCAATCCCCGTAATTCGTCGTGTTGACGTTCTTCACCACGACGGTGCCCGAGGCGTCGTTGTGCTGCGCGACTTCCGTGGTTCCGCTACTGGAACCGGATTGAGCGAACCCGACCGTTTGATTGCTCGCAGTAGTCTGTAGGTCGTGCCTGAACCCGAACACCACCTGCCCGGATGATACCCCGTTATCGGACCGAGCGCGCCCCGACGTGTTCCCGGTAGCGGTCAGATTGCCTCCCGATAGCGTCAGCGTGCCGCTGTTCGTGGTTAGCACGTTGGTGGCCGATGTCGCCGTGTCCCAAGCCGAAAACCCGCTAACCGCGAACCGGGACAACAGCGCGCTGGACGCCAGCAGCGTCGCGGTATTGCTCGCCGTTCCGAGATAAGCCTGGGCATAGAGCGGCCCGCTTAGTGGCGTCCACGCGATGCCATTGGTGTTCGTGTAGGGGTTGCCGTTGATGCCAGAGGAGCCGCCCCAGCTTGTGCTCGTGAAATTTGACTTCCACCACCACGCTTTGCCGTTGGTGATGTCCAAGGCCACGATTGTGACCATCGGCCCGGCGGCGAGCGTGAGGTTCCCATTTGTCCGCGTGACGCTAGGGTTGCACTGGTCGTTGTTGTCAAAATTCACGCCAGCCGCGAGCGCCGGCCCACAAACCAGCGCCGCCAGGAGGATCAGGATTTTACGCATGTGATGCCTATGCCGTGGGACCGATGGCCATCCAATGAACGGTTTTACTTGATTGGGCAGTTCCGCCATCGCTGTAAACCCACAGGCGCACGCCCGTTGTCGTGACCACCGAAGCGTTGGCAAAAAAGCTATCCTCCGCGCCGCTCGTAAATATAGGGGATACTGTGACACGAGGCGCTGCCGTAAACGCCGCCGCAAACGTCACATCCACATATCCAGAACCGCCAGTCGTCGCCGCGCCGCCGCGAATTGTCAGATTGGCCGTGGCGCCGTTGACCGGGAACGTGATGGCATAGGGGGATGTTGTGGTGGCGGTTGGGTCATAGGCAGACGAATCCTCCCATGTCGGCGGGGCTGCGCTGCCCCCTGATGTCAAAACCTGCCCCGACGTGCCGTAATTGGCCCCTCCGATACCTAGCGCCCCGGAGGCATTGATACGGAACCGCTCGCCTGAGTTGGTCGAAAACCCGATGGTATTCGTCCCCGGAAGATACATCCCGTTCGTCGCCGCCGTGCTGCCCGTGGCGACAAACCGCGTCCCGGTAATCACGGTGCCGTCAATCGTGCTGGAACCCGTGATTGCGCCGGTCACACCCAACGTCCCGCCAATCGTCGCGTTGCCGCTGGCGCTGATATTGGTCTGCGTGAACGTGGTTGCCGTCAGCGTAGTGGCGTTGACCGTATCCACTGTGAGCGTGCCCGTGACAGTCGCCGCCGCCATCTTCCAACCCGTCAACGCGATGTTGCCGGCGCGCACGTCCGCTAGGTCCGCCATCACCTCGCGCAAGGCGTTGTTGACGTTGGCCGGAGACATGCCCTCGGCGATATTGATGGATTGGATGTCTGTATTGCTGCCCGGCGTCGTGCTGTAGTCGTTGATTGAGTCTTTGGCCATCAGCGTGCCTCGTTTCTGTCTAATTGTGCCGGCAATGCGCCCGCCATCCACGGTGGGACAATCGGCGGCGGCGGTGGCGGATCAAGAACGCGACGCAATAGGGAATCCCGCACGCGCGGCGAATTGATTGCTTGATTAGCTAGCCTGCCACCAAGCACAAGCCCAGCAAGCCCCACCGGCCCGGCGCCAGCCGCCGTCCCGCCAGCCACGCCATATCCAGCCGCCGGGCCGAATTCTCCGCGCGCCAAAGATTGCAGCATCCCCAGAACACCTGCGCGTGGCGCTGTCCCGCTTTCCGGCATGCGTTGCAAAAATGTTTTGGCCGCGTCGCCCAAATCGCCCAACGTGTCATTTTCACCGCTGAACGCACGGTTAGGCGCCCGCCGATTGGCGGCGGCTTGCAGATTGCCCAACGTCAACCTGCCCGGCTCTCCTTTGGTAATTTCAGGGCGCAACGCCATCAACGTGCGGTATTGCTGGTTCGACAGCCCATATAGGGCAGCATTTTCCTTCGGTGCCGCACTCATGAACGCATCGTCAAGAACACCTTTAACATCGCGCGCGATACGCGAAACTGCCGGGTTGCTGTCGTTGATCAAGGAATTCAACTGCGAGCCGCGCATGCGAAATTCTTGGTATTCCCGCCCCGTAAGAACGCCGCCATTCTGGCGCGCAACGCGCTCAATATTCCGCATCAACCCACCAAGTGCCCGCTGCTCATTGGCCGCAAGCGTGGACTCCGCGATTTTTACTCGGATGTCTTGAAATTGTGCCGGTGCTTTAAACGGAACACGAACATTGGACAACGCACTTTCGTATTGCCCGCCAATCCGTCCCATCGCGCCCTCGGCCACATCATACGTCAAGCGCGACGCCGGTTGCCCAGCCGCATCCCCGCCGATATCCTTGGACAACGCGCGCCCTACAGCGTCCTGTAGCTTGCCTTGCCTCGCAGCCGCCCCGGACATCGGCAGATAGTCCAAGCCGGTCTGTAGCCACTTCACAGGCGCCCCGTAGGGCTGAATATCAGGGGCGGTCAAAGGGATGTCGTATTGGTCAATCAAACGCCGCGCAAAAGCAGCTCGATCCGGCGCCACGTTCCCAACCCCAAGCATTGCATCGACCATGCTGCGCCCGCCGCGTTGCGCCAAACCAGCGCCCACACCCGTCGCGAGTTGTGCCGTGGTATTTGCAAGCGGCTTCAACGGTTCCGGGGCGTATTCCTCGGCCACGTTACCCACACCGCCGGCCACGCCCGCAAGCGTCGCAGCGCCAGGCTGTGCCCCAGATGCAATCGCTTTTTGGATGGCGCTCGCAACCGGCCCCGCCGCCATCGGCAACGCTCGCGCTGCCATACCAGGCAACACCGCGCTTCCGATCCCGGTTCCCACCGCGCGCGCGATTTGCTCGGGGCGAGTTGTCGCGGATATTTCACGCGGATCAGCGCCGATACCGCCGAGCAAATTCATGATCGAGGCGGAGCCGCCTACAGGGTTGCGAATTTCAGGGATACCTTGCCCTTCCGGCACACCCAACCCCTTGCGCGAGTTGTTGAGCAGCCCGGTCACAAGATCAACCGGCGCGCCCGCCAAACCGGCAATAGCGCTATTGATGCCCGCTCCGATATTGGGCATGAGGCCGCCTTTAGCGGACGGCGCAGGCGGCCCTGCGCTTTGCCCTAGGAACGATTTAATCGCTCCCTCCATAACCTCGTTTGACGTGCCGTCAGGAAAACTGACCTCACGGCCATCAGGCAGGGATACAACCGGCATGGCTATTCAATCCGACCAGTGGCGGGGTTAAATCGCAAGCGGCGTTGAGGAGGATTATCAACCCCCGCGCCGTCACTTCCACCATATCCCTCACCCAGAACCGCCTTTCTCTGAACAGCGAGGCCGCGTTCAACGAAACTTCGGAATTTATCCATAGCAGCGTCGATTGATCCGGCTGTAGCTATCGCGCCTCTTAGCGAGCGCGGGCTTAGCAGCATATTTTCAATCATCGCGTTTTCAGCCGGTTGCAAAACCCCCGTATTCAGGAAAGCCTCGCTGCGAAGGGCCGTTTTCAGGTTGTCGAATGACGCCGTAATTTTGACGGCTTCTGGGTTCATCGTGTTGCCGATGAGGGCACTCACACGATCCCATCCGCCGGCCTTTTTCACGTCATTCCGAAAATCCTCCAACGCTCCGAGAACGCGGGCGCTTTCGGTTTCAATCGTGCTCCACCGATTGCGTTCCTGCTGGGTCACAACAGGGGCACGGGTTTCCTGAATAGACCCCGTGGATGTCACCTCACGCCGAGCCGGCGGCGGCAGTCCGGCATTGGAACCTTGCGCGGGGCTTACGCCCTGCGGCCCGGCGGGCTGCGTTCCTGTCAGAACCCGAACCGCCCGATCCACTTCCGGCGGGATGGGCAGGCCAGGCGCCACGCTGCCGTCAGGCTTGACCTCCTCGCGCTTGTAGATATCGACCGCCTGCCGGAAAAGAACCACCTCATCCGGCGTAGCGGTCCCGGCTTCAATCTTAGGCGCAAGCGTGCGCGTGAGCCGTGCCGCGTTGGCAATCTGCGTATCGCCAAGCGGGTTGACGTTCTGGCGCTTGATGTCCTCCAACCCGCCGGGGATAGGCGCTTGGCCAGATGGCGTAGCCATCATTCCCGCCGGCATCGCGCTTGCCGGGGTCCGCCCGGTCAAAGCATGGGTCGGTTGGTATTCAGGATTGCCAGACTGGCCTTGAACGATGCTGTGCTTGATGTCTAGCGGCTTAAACTCACCCGTCACACGGTTCCGCCAACCCGGAGCGCCGCGCGAATCCGTCCCTTCCTGCCAAGCCCCCATTTCCAGGCTTTGCTTGGCAAGGTTTTCAAACAGGCCCGCCATCGCCTTCCCACGAGGATCGGAGGACGCCGCGAATTGTTGGGCCACGCGCATCAGCTTGTAGTATTGATCTTGGCCACCGCCGGCCAGAACCGAAGCCGTCCGCGCCACCGGGGATTGCTCGGGTTGCGCCCGTTGCGCCGGCTGTGCACCATCTGGAAGCGAAATCCCGCGTGCCAGCATCCGCAGCTTGCCGCCGTAGTTGGGATCTGTCGCGTAGCCTGACTTGCCCATAGCGTCGATTTGGGCTTCTAAACCCTGTGCGCCCATGACCGAAGCATATCGCGGGTTTTGTTTAATGAACGCGGCATAGTCGCGGAAACTTTCTTCTGGCGATTGGTATGTTCGGAAATTCGCTTGCGTGGGCACCATCTGCCCGTTGACGCTTTCCTGCGTCGCCAATGACGGCCCCGGCCCTTTGATGCCGAAGTAATTATTGCCCGGAGCTTTGGTGCCCCAGCCGCTTTCCAGCCCCGCTTGCGCAAGGATTAGGCGAGGATCAAGTCCTGTATCCTGCGCCGCCGCGAGAGCATGGGGGGCGAATTGACGGATGAAGTCTACCGCGTTGGCCGGCGCCGTTGTCCCGCCTTGCGCTGGATTGGATACAACCGGAGTTGCCGGCGGCTGATCGCCGCCACCAGGGCCAATCAATCCCATCGCCCCGGTGGCCAGGTTGTTGAATTGTTCCTGCCCCTGCCTCTTAATGCCCAACTCGTCGCGCTTCAGCCCGAGCTCTTCGCGCGCAAGATCGGACTGCTCGCGCAGCCGCTTTTCCTGCTCGGCCAAAAGCCGCATTTTCTGCGCGTTGTTCATCGCGCCCATAAAGCCCTCGGCGCCCATGCCTAACGCGGCGCCGAGCGGAACCGGCATGCGCGACGGCTGCGCGGCTTGGCCGAACCCTTGGGCCATACCCAAAAGGCTCATCGTCGTGGGGTTCATGAACGCATCAAACAAACCGGCCATCGTGCGCTCCTACGAGAAAAGTCCGTTGTCAATGAAACCGGCCCCGCCGCCAAACAACCCTAACAAGCCGAGAGGGTTCCCCGTTGCTAGGCTTGCGATGCCGGACCCGACCCCTAGCAAACCAGTCGCAGTCCCCAGCGCATTCGCGGTTTGGTTCTGGTAATACGGCGATGATGTCTGCGAAACCCCACCAGCAACCGGCGGCGTCACGATGCCGGCATAGTTGGCCAAGGACTGCTGCGGCAACCCTTGGTAGTAAGCATACCGAGCGGCGTCCGCGTTGATCGCGTTTTGCTGCTGCCCCTGCAAAGCGCCACCGGCCTGCATCGCGGCGTTCAGGTTCGTGAAGTCCGTGCCACTGACAGCCGGCGAAAGCGCCATCGTGGCCATCTGCCGCGCCCGCTCATCGCCGTAGTTCTGGTAGGCCATCTGGCCGGTCTTATCCGCCAACGCCGAGGCCAAGGCAGCCGGCGCCGCACCAGACCCATACCGGCCCGCTTCCGCAAATTGGCTCATCACCTGCGGCGTGATCTTGTCCGCCATGGATTGTTGGACTTGCGCGAAATACGGGTTGTCACCCAAGAACGCGCCGCCGAGCGTATTGGTCGCCAAATTCTGCGCGCCAGCATCCACCGCCGAACCACCAAGGCCACGATTGTAAACCCCTGTAAGAGCGTTGCCCTGCCATTCGTTCATAGGCGCGTTGGTGCTGTTGGGGTAATACCCCGGCGAGTAGTTCTCGTAGAGGTTCTGCGCGCCTTGGAACGTCTGCGCCAAGTATGGCTGCTGCCCCGGCCACGGATCGGCCTTCTGCACCGTCGTGGTTTGGCCCGAAGGTTGGCTACCCCCACCGCTCATGGCTTTCTCTCCAACATTACATGATACTCGCGATATTCAGGGAAACAGTGACGCCACTTGCGCGGCGCGAAAACCTCGAACAAGTCGCATCCCTGCGCCCGGCCCCATTCCTCGATTTGCTCATGGAACCCGGCCCAATTTTGCCAATTCTTCCCAACGCAAGAAGAAAACCGCAACGCCTTTTTGCGCGGATAGACGATGATCTCCGTCAGCAAGACCGCCTCCACCGCCCCGTCATTCAGCGAAATCCATACCTGCTGGACCTTCTCGCCAATCAACCGGACAATATCAACAACCTGCCACCGCCCGCCAGAATTCGCCGCCATGACGATAAAAGCCGGCTCCAGCAGGTCATACCACTCCGGCAAATTCTCCGCCGGGATACCGTGAAGCGTGCTCATCCGACAATCACCACGCGGAAAGTCCGATCCGTCGCCGCGTCGCTGTCGTGGTGCAAAGTCGCCGTGCCGGGCGCGATGTCCGACACCCAAATGTCAGTCCCGACCGCGTTGGCCGTGAGCGGCATAAACAGCAGCGCCGAGTTAAACCCGACCAAGGAATGCTCCATGACCGTAAGCGTCGTGCTCGCTGTCAACGTGACGGCTTGCAGGACGTTGTTCGTCTTTCCGGCCATCGCCAGCGTCGTGCTTCGCGCAATCTGAATGCGATGGTGGCGCTCATTTGCGAGATCAGGTGGCGGGATGGGATAAGCTGGCGGAATGCCAATGCCTGAATAGTCTGGCAGCACCGATTGCGTCGTCCCGCCATCGGAAATGGCGAAATCGGAGATGGCGCCGTGGCCGAGCATTTAGGCGCTCTTGGTGCAGGACAACGTGATGGTCGCGCGCGTCGCAGTCGTGATGCTGTCCACGTTATACCGGAGAATGTTTCCCGCGCTGATTGATGTCGTCCACCCGGTCAACGTGCTATCCTCGGCTTTCGTCGTGCTAGATACGGTCGGAGGCGCGCTCGCCGTGATACTGTCCGCGTCAGTTGGTGGGTAGTTGGCGTATGTGTCCTTCCAGATGTCCACCACGATAGACCCGGACTGGTCCAAAAGCGTCCGAACCGCCGTGATCGTGCAAGCGAAGGGAACCTCTATATCGCCTTTGATGCCGGTCGTGATAGCCGAACCGCCGCCGTCGATCACAAACACGATGGCCGCAGTCTTTACCCCCGAGGGTATCTGCTGGATCGTCGCGACGTTGCAGGAATCCGTGGACGTGTTCCCGGAAACAAGCGGCCCGGTGCAATTCTGCGCGGTTGCCGGCGCGCCGAAAAGCAGGCCGGCAATGAGGATCAGAAAGTATACCATTGCGTCCCGTTGCTCGTGTCAAAGAGAACAGCAGCCCCAACGGCCACCGTTGCTGCCGCATTCGTCGAAAGCGCGTTGATAGCCCCGCCCGACGGCGGGTAAACCTTCAAGGCATTCGCGCCGGAATTCCGCACCCAAACTTGGCCCGATGACGGCAAGATAACCCCGGCACCGCTGGCAACCGTGGTGACGACATTCCACGTTGACGAAAGCGCCGTTGCGTCGCCCTGCACCGTCCCAGCCGCCGAAACCGAAAACGCCCGTGAAGAGGAAAGGAGACTGGTATTGGACGGGTTTATGGCCCGCTCAAGATTGGTTGTGCCGGGTATCGTGATGAACACCTGCGGACTATTTGAAAACGTGATTTTGGCCGTTGTCCCGAGGCTATTGGCGAGAACCGTTGTCCGCGCCAGCGTCACGGTCCCGGCGTTCCAAGTCCCCAGCCCAACCTCAAACTGCGACGCGCCCCGGTTTTCCGCGCAATAGTAGGTCGTATCGTTGTTGGATAATCGCGAGGCGAAAGTGACAAACCCGCCGGTTACAACGCCGCTCATGATGAAGTCAGCCGTGCCGCTTGTGCTGGTGCTTTCCCGCACCCGGTCATCAAGAACGAATGCCATCAGCGCGCCCCCAGCGGCGAGAATTCCATCTCAATCCCTTGTGCATGCGTCCATGCGGCGCCGGCATCACACGTGAGCCGTGCACGATGATACCGCGCCGACTTGTGCTGCGGCGCAGTCCCGAACGTCGTATTGATCGGGATTTCGTCTCCATACGCTGAGGCGGAAATGGTCATTTCCCGCCCGGCCACCGAAACCGTTCCAGGCGCTGTCGGATCTTCCTCGGCATTGTCCACCGCCGGGCGCGTGTTGTAGAGCGCCGCCCTGCCATTCGGGTTCAACTGCACCTCTGGCGTTTCAATGGACGCCGCCAGCGTCGTGCCGGTGAAGTAGTTCAGGTAGTGCGACGTGTCGAATGCCGCGATGAGGATTTTCCCGCCCGTCCATGCCCGGCTATCAAGTGAAACCGTGATGGCGTCCAAGTCCGGGAAAACCGCTGCCAAACCTTCCAATGAATACCCAATCGACAGCATCCTCGAGATAAACTCAAACTCAAACCCTGTGATGCGTGTCCACCTATTTTCAGTTGGCGAGTAGCAAAGAACCCCAGTCAACGCTCCCGACGATCCAGATCGGGGATACCCCCAAATGATGATTTTGTTGACCGGATCAACGGCGCCTTGCATACGGGAAAAGTAGGTGTAATCAACATCGTTTGCGAACGTGCGATCCACCCGCCCGGCGCCAATCGGCGTCGAGTTTGACCCGTCGAACGCATAGAAACCATCTTCGCCATAGTAGTAACAAACCGCGCCCAACTGGACGATGGAATATGGCGCCGGGGTTCCTCTCACGCCCTCCGCTGGGTCAAACCGAAAAAAAGTCGGGTATCCTTGATATTGCATGCGGTAAATCGCGCGCTCAAAGAACAGACACGCATCCGCATACCCAACCTTGGGAACAATGCCCTGCAACCAACCATGGTTGCCCGCCGTGTCATTGAAGTCCGATTGCACCGCCAAAGCCGCGCTAGAACCAGGCGTTTCCCAGCTTGTGGGATTGTTAATCCCAGACCACCAAACCCGCTGAGGCTGCGTCCCATAGGATACGTCATCAGTGAACCCCGCTACAACGAAATCCCTCACAACCGCAAGATATTTGGCTTTGGGAGCCGCTGCCGAAAGCAGTGAGAAATTAGTGTCCGCGAAATCCTTGACCTGTATCCCGTCCGTCAGGTTGCTTGCGTAAACCTTTTCCCCAAACTGCTCAAACGCCCAGAACTGATCTTCCGGGCAGGAATAAGCGCCAGCCGAGGACGACACCTGTGCAAACGTCGATGCCCCGCTTTCAAACTCATACAGATCGTCCGCGTCCGCCGTGTAGAGCTTCACGTTCCCGGTATTGTCGATGGCCGCAAATGCCCCCTGGCAGCGAGACGCCATTGCCGTTGTGGAGTAACGAGAGAGGCTATTTAGCGGCCCGTAGGACTGCTTGGAACGAGGGATCGCATTCGTGATGATGGCCGATCCGGGCGCGCGAAAGTCCGGCTGGTCCGGCATCCACTCACCAAACGGGACAAACAATCTCGGCATCAGGTCAAGCTCGCGATCAGCCGGCGCCATTCCGGCGCGCGCTCTGGCCAAGCATAGACCTCAGTCGCGAACTTTGCCTGTGCCGGCGTTTCCAACGGCGGGACAGACTGGAGCAATCCGGCAAATTTGCGCGCGTGCGCCTGCTTGTCGGGTATCCATGGATAGGTTGTCGCCATCCGCATCGTCGTTTCTGGCAACGCGCCATATTCCGGGCAAATCACGCGACACCCCGCCACCAAGCCCTCGATAACGCTCAAGCACGACGTTTCCTCCCACGTTGCCGGATACACGAGGTAATCCATGCCAAACAGCGAGTTGCGAACATCCGCATTGGACTCGTAGCCATGATAGCGCACACCAGGCAACGCCCGCGCCCGGTCATACAACGCCTCATACGGACCTTCCTGCTGCCCGTAGAGCGCCATGGAGGACCATACGTGCAACTCCGCGTCGGGTGACATATCCGCCATCTCCCACGCGTCCAGAAGCACATCCAACCCCCGGAAAGGCGTGCTCGTGTAGGCGTATCGCCTGCCGCTTCGAGGTTCATCCGGCCAACCCCGGAACTCCACCGCGTTATAAAGAACGTGGCACTTCTCATGCGGCAACCGGAACGCCAACTGATACCGCTCGCGCTGCCAGTGTGAGACGAACACAAACGCATCCACCAAAGCTGCAGCCGAAGCATCGCGCAGCCACTGAACCGCCGGCTGGTTATAGTCATGGTGCAGCCAGCAAATGATAGGCCGGTCCCTTTCGCGCGGAAGGCAATTAACCCCAATGGTCACGCGGTCCAATTCATCCCCGAGATAGCGTTGCAGGCCGGCCACCATCAATTCTGTGCCGCCCATCGGCTTGCGAGCTACGGCGTCCATGTGTCAAGCCTCGATGCGCTGTCCGCCGCCGTCATTACCCGCATATCCTCGCGCTCCATGTCCGCAATTGCCTCTTTCAGTGAGGCATCAAGGATAGGCATGCTCTCGTGGTTCCCGGCTCCCTCCCAACCCGCCGCCTCGCGCAAAGCGCCGCGCAAATAGACATGCGGGTAATAGGTCAGAAGCCAATTCGTGGTTGCGGCATTCGACAGGTTCGTGAACCCGTAATAGGTCAACTCCGCCGAATACGTGCCATCAGGGACCGGGGCAAACGTGATGGTCGAACCGCCCACGTTGTAGAACTTCGGCCTGCCGCTTGTGTTCGTGTCGTATTGCGTCCTGATCCAATCCAATCCGGCCTGCTGCAAATCCTCGCTTGGACTGCCCGTCAGATAGATATTCCGCACTTCCAGGAAGTCACTCGGCAAGGCTTCCGTCGCGGCATCAATCGTCAACGTGGTTGTCGTCAACATGCGCCGGACGCGCACCCGAGACTTAAACCACGCCTCGAACATCGAGATGAAGTCCGGCGCGTAGGTCGCAACCACGGTATCGCCTGGCCGGCCCATCCATACCGCGATTGCGGTTTGCAACTCCGCGTATGTGGAAATGGCCATCGATCACCACCGATATTCAAAGGTGCCGGTATGGCCGATGTCTTTGCTCAGGTCATGGTCAATGTGGACCTTGAACCCAGCCTGCCGCGCCATGATGCAGAAATATACATCCTCGCCCAGCCAATCATCCTGCTTGTGGCGGTATGTCGTCTCGAACCATGGCTTTTCCATCGTCTCGAACACCCGGCGCTTGATCAGAAGGAACCCGGTGCCCGTGTGCAACACTTCCTCTACGCCCGTCTTGCCCGTCGAAAATACACGCTCATCGTTCATAGAGCGCGCCGTGCTATCGACCTCCGGCGAGCGGTGCCTGTAATTAGCCCCCACGATGTCCAGATCCCGCGCCAGAAGCCGTTGCAGCGCGTCCGCCGGGTAGCGCATGTCCGTGTCAATGAACAGCACATGCGTGGTTTCCTTGTGCCCCATCGCGACATTCGCCAGCATGCTCCGGCTGCGCTGCAAGATCGTGTCGCGGACAACCGTGGGGTGGAACGCCTGGCAATAGTCCTTGGCGTGCCACATCAACTGGATGAAGTCCGTGAAAAACGTCGTGTGGATCATGTCCATCGCAGGCATGCACACCGCGACATATGGCTTTACCGGCGCCGCTACAGGCGCAAAGGAAGCCCCACTTTCGCCAAGCAAAGCCGCGCGCAAATCCGAATGGTCATTCATGGTGCCGCCCTAACCTTCCGTTCCAAACGCGCAAATAGGCCAACTCGGGATCATCCAACTTCTTACGAAGCCATCCCGTGTTTTCGGGCTTCAATATGTCGATGCCCTGATCTTTCCATTGCAGCCATAGCCCCATCGGAATGCTGGCCACCTTCTTCAGATCCCCAGATGGAGATGATCCCCAGCCCATGTTATGTTCCGCCTTCGCGGTTTCCAACACAGGCTGGGCATCCATGAACGACGCGCGCGTGAACGTGCCGTCATCATCAATCCGGTAGAACTGGTCCCACTCGTGGAATTTTTCATGCCATTCGATGGGCATTAGCCATACTCGATCGCGGTCACGTTGCAAACGGTCGTCCCGGCTGCCGACTTGTAGGCAATATGAGTGCAAGGCCCAGTCGGCCAGACCTCCACCATACCCGCCGTGAACAGGCAATCCGTAACCACCGCAACGGTCGTGGCGCTGTTCATGCGAACATAGCCGGTCCCGTTAGTGGTAATCCTCACGTATTTAGGCCGGTTGCCATCCGCAGCCGTGGGAAGAACAATCGCCACGCTTGTCGTATCCGCGGAAATCTGCGCGCTTCCCGTCGTCCCGTCACCACGCCCAAAGAAAGCGGGAGTGATGATCGGGACATGATCCATCTTGCTCATGTCCCGATCCCCTAGGCCGGCCAATAGGTAACGTGAACCGTCCCGACCAGGCCGGCGGTGCTAGCGGAACCCGTCGCGGTGACATATGATCCCGCCGCCAACTTGCGAAAGCTGCCGCCATTGGTGCCGGCATTCTCGAAGTTGTCGAAGGCACCCGCCGCCGTCGCCACGTCCACACCGTCAAGCAACGTGTCGCTGCTCGTGGTCGCAGTCGCGCCAACGCCAACGTCCAAAGCCGCCGCGCCCGTGCTTTTCGTCGTGATGTCCAACCCGAAATGCTGGACATAGTGCGCAGCGCCTTGGTCATCAGGACGCCAAGTGAACACGCCGCCGGCGCTCGTCGAAGTCGTGCCCGTAAACGAGAAAATTGCCGTCTGCGGCACCCGATACTTCGGTGCCGTATTCGACCCGGTGCTAGGGCCACCGTGCCGCCCAGAATGCCGTGCGTCGGTTGACGTAAACCAACTCGCGGACCCATCATCGTGCTGCTTGATCTCGGCCATTATGAACCACCTTTCAGGATAATCACCAGTTCATTCCTTTGCATGTCTTCCGCCAATTCGCGCGGCACCATCAACTCCTCGCGGGGTTGTGTGATGCGTCCATCGACCCACGGGCACCGCCAAGCCTCACTCGGCTTCACGGAAACCACGACGCGCACGAGATCGGAATGCGAATTGAACCTCGCAGCCGCATCCGTGAACGCCTCATCAACATGCTGCTTGACTTCATCCGGCGTCCGATGAGGACGGCCCCGCTTGCGCGGAGCCTCCCCTTCGATAAACGGATTTTCAGCAACCATATCACTCATGGCTAGCTGACATCCGCAATCACGCCGTTGCCCTTTTCATTCATGGACATCAGGCCCCATTCAACGAGCAGCGTGCGCTTTTCGCTGTCGCCGGCCTTGGCGATGTCCAGGAGCTGATACGGGCGAAGGTAGGCGATCTTCCACAGTTCCGGGTCGATCAGGTGGACATCGCGGGCGCGCTGCAAGCGATTCGGAACCACGGAAATGGTGCCGAAGTCGCTTTCATACACGTCGATGGCCGCCACGATCTTGCGATCTTCGGCGTCCTTTGTCCGCGTGCTGCCCCCGGTAAAGGTGCTGATATTCTGCTTCTGGGTGGAAGAGCACATCAGAACCTTGATGTTGGCGCCGGTATCCCAACATCCGGCCAGCGTCGTCTTCAGGATGCTTTCCGTAAGCGCCCGCATATTCGCGGTGGAAGAATCCGTCGCCGCCGCCACGTTACCATTAGAGAACCCGCCAGCAGACCCGCCAGATCCGCGAGACGCATTAGCCGTCGCCGCATACCAAGCGCACAACGCGCCGGTTTTGCGGGCAACGTCCGTGGCGCCCGTGGTGCTGCCTTGGTTGGACATGCAGATAGTCTCAAGATCGCGGCGCAATTCCTTGCCGCGCTTGATAACCAGACGGGCCAGTTCCGAAGCACGCCCCGCCTTGCGAACCGCCTCGGTCGTGCCAGTCACCACGATACCCTTCGTGGAAATCTGGCAGCGGTTGGCGATACGCGTCGGCGCGGTGTAGGAAGTAGCGGCGAAGTCATCGCCTTCCAGAACCGCATTGGAAGTCGTCGCCGTATCCAGCGCGTCGGTCTGCCACTCGAAGTAGGTATTGTCCGCCGTCGCCGTCCCAATCAGGGAAAGAAACGGGGTTTCTTCAGGGGAAACGGTCGCGATGAAGTCCTTCAGGTCTTCACGCATGCCGGTGCCCATACCGCCCGTTCCGGTGTATGTATTCACGGAACCCGATGGAAGTGCCATTGGTAAGTCCTCACAGTCCTAGGATTTGTGCCATCGCGGCGGTTTGCGTGTCGGCATTACCCGACCTCGCCGCGCTCATGATCTGTTGCCTACTCATCGCGCGATTGCCGGTCTCAGGACGCGGACGGCTTGCATTGACGGCAGGGCGCGTGACAACCGGCTGGACCGCCTTTCGGACGGGTGCCTCACTCGCCTTCTTCAACGCGGCCAACTCAGCGCGCGTGTCATGCAAATCCTTCAGCACCAGAAAATGCCGATGGTCATTGACCGCCGCAACTTCCTGATGGGAAAAGCCGTATTGGTTGGCTAGCGCGACCATAGACCGCATGCCTTCTTGGCCTTTGGTTGGTTCACGCCATTCAGGCACCCGTTCCAGCAATCGGACCATCTCACCCTGAGCAACCAGCTGCTGCGTGCGAGTATGTTCCTCTGCCATCGCTTGGTGCGCGATCAGCATCTCTTCCCGTTCCGCTAGTTTCTCAACATACGTGGCGGGATTTGTGCGGGCCAATTCTGCCAGCTTTTGCGGGGAATAGTCCCCTTGAAGGCGTTTCGTCACTTCCTGAATGGCCGGGGCCAATTGCTGCGTCAGGTAGGCTCTCTCTTGCGCGAGTTGCCCGGCAAGCGTTTCCGCCTGCTTTCGCACATCCGCCGCAGAGTTTTGCGAACGTCGCACCTCGGCATCGCGTTCCGCTTCCCGTGAGACCAGATAGGCTTGCGTCTCTGCGGGGATAGCGTCCCAATGCGCCTTAGCTTCCTTAGTCCAGAACTGCGGAGGTTCGATAGGCGCCGTTTCTGGCGGTTCGGCCTCTTGGTCCTCAGTCTCCGGCTGCTCGCCTTCCGGCGGTGCCGCGCCCTCTGCGGGCTGTTCCTCATCCTCGGCGTCGCTGGCGAGGGAGGCATTGTCGTCGCCGCCAAGAATGGCGAGCATGCGGTCTTCATCCGATACGGGGGCTTCCCCGCCGGTCTGGATCGTCTCAGACATCAATCACCTATTGTTTTTCGCGTTCCGCTTGCGCGGCTTCATGCGCCGCCATGGCGCCGTCACTCTTTAAAGCCTCGAGCCAAAACTCAATCCGCTTGGCCCCATGCAATCCCGCCCAAAGTGCTTCACGTGAAACACTGTTATCCGACGCTTCCCATTGGGCGATGATGCCGTCCCGCACGCCCTTGAAGGCTTCCACGATCAACGGATGATCAAGCAGCCGCGCCGCCTCCTGCGCCCTCTCGATCCGCTCAATTTGCGTCAGATTAGCCACAAGATCGCCTCTTCATCATCGTCCTCGTCATCAAACACCGGCACGTTGCGGGCGATAGGCTTTCGCAATTCCGCCATCACCTCGCGCATCTCCTCTTCGGCCACGCCTGGCCGGGAATTTCGCTTCGGCATAAAGTCGCGGTTGCCAAGCTCGCCTAGCGCCTCACGCCGGTTGCGTTTTTTGGGGTAGTGGCGCGCTCCGCCGGCGCGTGATGCCGAAAGCTCCCCAATGCTTCCGACCGCCTCAACGCCAGTAAGACCAACAGTGGAACTACTCGAAACCCCAAACTCACCCGCCGCCCCGGTCCCAGCCAAACCCGAAACCCCGACCGCGCTTTGCGGCCCCAGCGTGCCAATCGCTCCGGTTGACGCTAGGCCGGATAGGGCAACCGTGACATCAGCGGACGCGCCGGACGCAAACCAAACCCCGTCTATATCAGGCTCGAGAAAGCAAAACGGCTCGCGGTCAAAAAGCCGAATTTCCTCGTCCAGCAAAGCGCGATCCCAGACCACCCCAATCTGGATATTTGCCCCGCTGTATCGCAGTGGAACAACGGGATAGCCGAACGCCAACACATCGGACCCCCCGAATGTAATTGACCCTGCTACTGTTCCAGTCGCCCTAGACGTTCCATCGAGCCAGACAGATTGCGCGCCGGTTGTGGCTCGCCCTACTAGAGAACGGCGCACCCCGTTAGAGGCAGCTACCCCAGTATCCAACTCCACAATAGAGCCGCCAAGAGAGTGCAGAAACACGTAGTTGTTCGTTGTGATCTTTGTGCCAAGAGAATACCGATGAAATGGGCCGGCGTCGGCAGGCACGGGAATACCGAAAGTCACGTTATAACCCGCCGCAGGCGTCACTATTTGCGCGAATGTGATCCCGATAGTGACGGAACTAACCTTGAGATAAGACGGCGCCGTCGTCGTCGTCAAAGTATTCGCGGCATCCAACAACAAGCCGCCGCCGATCATGGACGGGTGCAAAATCGTAGCAGACCCCGGCGCCATTACCGCACCCGGCATAGCAATATTCACCCACCGCGACGGGGAAAACGGGAGATAGCAAGCCACCAAGCCGCGAGCCAGAGGGTGTCGCCGATTGACCCGCAGCGGAAGCCACGGAGGCGGCGTTTGCCTAGGCGGGACTAACCCCTTGAGCCACGTATGATCCGTATCAAGCACGGATCACCCATTCAGATTGTAGTTGAACGTCCTGTATTCGCAGGTCACGCTCGCCGTCGAATTAAGCGCCACCCCGCAATGATTAGACAAGCCAAATTTAAAGTCATCGCGCGGCATAAGAAAACGCGGGAACGTGCCCACAATAGTATTGCCGCTCGTGATGCCAACCTTGATGCCAACCGTCGCCAGCAAATAGGACGAGCTTGGCAGCGTCGAGCCATCCGTGATCGCGTCGCCATACGTGGTCCCGTCGCGGTTTTCGTTCATACCCCATAGCGCGAAATACCCGCCCGCCGTTGTCGTGCCGCCGACCGTGGCAATAAAAGAAACCTCTCCAATCAGGTCCAGGTTCGTCCCGTTGGCGATCACGCTGTCACCGATCACAAATGACCCGTTGGCCAGCGAGTTAAAGTCCGCCGCCGTAAACCCGCACGTCGTGTATGCCGATACGCCGCCGGCAATGAGTTTGGCGGTGCTAGCCATTCCAGTTTCTCGCCGCTGTTACATCGCCGTCACCCACGCCGCTCGGCACCTGCCCAGGCACCGGCCCAGGCCAGCCCATGCTTTCACCCAGAGGGAACGAGTATTCCCCCAGCGCCACGAAAGCGGCGCGCCCGGCAGCGGACATCTGGCCGGGGATTAGCGCGTCAATTGCCGCCAGCGCCCGCGTTCGGTGGTTTACATTGGTGTATGAGAAATAGTCATTCATCCCACCGCGCAGGGCTTCGCGCAGGCTGATGCACCGGACGCGCGTGGCCTGATTGATGCCGGCAGTGATGACACCATCTGCGACGGCAACCACGTTGCCCCAGTCTCCGTTATCCAGGAAAATCAGCGCATCCCGCGCCGACCGATGGGAAAAATCTCGATACAGCGTGACCGTCTTTTGGTTGATCGACGCTGCAATTTGCGCGTCCGTCATCCCGTTGTATTCGGGCTTGGCGATCTCGACCTTCAAGGCTGCGTAGTCTGTCATCACGCGATCCTTATCAACCCAGTTGAAGCGTCATTCGTCGGCATGGTCAGCGTGAACGTGCCCGCCGTCACCGTCTGAGATCCAAACGTAAACACCGCAACGGCCTTGTCGGAATTGGTATCGTTGTAAAGCAGTGCTGCATCAAACGCCGTCGAAAGCGTTACCGTCGCCCATGACACGCTCGCGCTAGGCGTCACGAACGCCGTGGTGCCGCTGCTATTCGGCGCCGTCCCAAACGTCACCGCCGCGCCGCCCGCCGTGTAGTTGGCGCCCGCTACCTCGCCCGTTCCGCTGTATGCGGTAGTCCCGGCCCCAAGCGAAGCCGACGCAAGGTAAAGCGCCATCTTGAAGCTGTCCGCCGTCG